TGTCCAGCCCTCTTACATACATCACGATACGAGAAGTTACCATAGTAAGGTCGCTCTGCTAGTGTTCTATTCTGTGCATTGTCTTCTGTCCAACCCATGTTAGGCCAAACCATTTTAGCTACCTCAGTATGTAGGTCAGATGATTCAACGGCGTTGATGTAACCCTCATCACCTGAGAGGTATGCTGTTGCCCTGGATTCAGCTGCTTGTAAGTCGGCATAGAACATGGTACGTCCTCTGTCTGGTATGAACATAGCCCGCAAGTCCTTTGTAATATTCTGTAAGTTTGTACCTGTTCTCCAGGGACTCTCTGATGATGACCACCTGCCAGTTTCTGTACCCGCTACATTATATGAGCAACGGATACGACCGTCTTCATCACGTTTAGAAGCTAAGACTGATAACTGTTTATCTATATCACGCAATGCAATAATAGTTTTACAGAAAGGACGAGCACGAGGATACTCTTCTATCATATGTTCTAAAGCTTCACGATCAGTAGAAACTTTCTGTTTACCTTTGTCGTATTTAATTTGTACTGGAAGATTCAAGTACTCATAGAGCATGGACTTGAGTTGTGTTGGACTGTTATGGTTAAGGTCTTTATCCCATACAGCATTAGCAAAGAGGCTTAACATCCTAGCTAATTGTAATCTTTTCTTTTGTAAGGGGGCACGAATAATTGTGACTGCCCTTTCGTCTACGCGTAAGCCACGTAGTACCATAGAGATTGCAGGACCTAAGCTTGCTCTCTCAAATTCGTATGTCGATTTAGTAAAGTTGTCTAGTTGTGGGGAAAGTTTATTCCAAATTTCTGTAGTAAGTGTACAATCTAATCCACAATAAACCCATAGAGTTTGTTCTTCATTAAGTTTTAAATTCTTAATCTCTGTGTTCTTTATTATCCTCGCCATTATCTCTCTCCAATTGTTTCTTATGTAAGTCTTCCACTCGTTCTCCTATTTCACGAGCGATTGCCATGTAAGCTGAAGCATCCAGGTATGTATCTTCTGTACGCGACCCTTGCTTCAGTCTTGCTATCTTTAATAGACACATCATAACTGCTACGTCATGTGGGTTTATTTGAAAGTTAGTGTATGCTGACCATAGATTTGCTATGTTAACATGGTTAATTAATTTGTCTCCGTAATCTACTTGCCTGTCTCCACTAACAAGTTCACTTGCTTTTTTTAGTAACTCGGAACTTCTCCCTGTTTTTGTCATATTCTCCCTCCTTATATTTATCAAACTCTTTTCTTGCTCGTTGGTGGTCTACTGCTGCTAAGTCACATACGAATTTAAACTCGTCGTACTTATACTTCAACCACTTCTCGACTTCTTCTTTGTATTTCAAACCATCCTCGGACTTGCCCTTGTATGCATAGTCTTGAACAGCTTGATCTAATACGGCTCGCCATAAGTTGTAATGGTTTGCTATGTCTACTGAATCCTCTGGCATTGGTTTTACCGAGAATAACTCTGATCGTTTCATGTTTACTCATCTGCTTTGGTACTCTTTGAAAACTTGGCTAATGTTTTCCAAGCACTCTCATTGGTGTATATAGAGCCTAAGAAACCTAAACCTTTTTCTTGTTCTGGTTGCAGTGAATGTTGTGCGTGCATGGTATCATGTATGATACCTTTGACATGTATCTTTTGTTTGTGTGCTAACCATGACACATCGTATAATTGATTCTGTGCAACCTTAACTATCTTATCGTTCTCAAGAATATCTTTCACCCATTTCCAGGCAGTGATCTCATCAGCTGCATTCCAATAGTTTTGAGTGTCGGTATTCTTATCACGAAAAGGTACTACGATTGTAGTGTTAGGTGTAGGTGCAAAGCCTATGCATACGATAGAGCCTTCTGCTGTTTCAATATCGAATGCGAGAGGGTTGTTATGATTTGCTTCACTAATATATTTATTATAGAATACATCTAAGTCTTCGATGGTAGGTTCTATCCATACCTCTCTGACTGTGTGTTCTAGTTTTTTAGTTAGAGATTCTTGCTTAGCTTTCTGTAAGTCAGCTACAACATGAGGTCTCCACTTGAAATTTTTAACGACAGAAACAGGACTGTATGTTGGTAGTACTTTATAAGGTGTAGTTAGGAGCTCAGTTATCAACGTGGCTCCTCTGTTCTTACCAATCTTAGCTAGTCCTGTCACTGCCCACAAAGATACTGAACCCATTGCGATAATGATATTTGGATTGGCTTCTTCTATTTCTTTGTGTAACCTTTGAATGTCTTGCTCATATTCTTGCTTAAGATATCCTTCACTTGTTGGGGCGTAAGGTGAACGCCACTCGGTTGTCTTGCATAATCTTTTGTATTCACTTCTCTTATGAAAGAAGTATTGTGCTGTGTTCTGGTGGGGTTTTAATTGTATAGTGTGGGTGAGTAAACAGTTGTCGAGGTTGATACCTGCAATGTCACAGAGTTCGGCAAATACTTTTCCCGTGCCCCCACGCAGGATTGTATTAGCGATTGTTTCACTGTTGGTAGGGTACTCGAATACGAACGCAATCTTACAAGCCTCGGCTGATTGAGGCTTGCGTGATGATACTCGTTTATATACTGCATACTCACCCATAGGACTACTTCTTAATTATCCTTTTGATGGACGCTTGAAGTATGTCCTTGTTTCTGCCAACCATTTCATGCTTGACAATACCACTAAAGGTCTGGCCGATTGCTTGCTCAAGCAACTCACTGAACGACGAACCGTCATCCATTTCCAATCCCTTTAATAGAAAGGCTTTCAATGACAAAGCTGGATTGCTTTGTTGCATTGCTTTTGGTGTAGCCCAGAACTCAATACGAGTTGGCTCGGCATTTACCAAATCCGAATCTGCTAAATCAGATTGGATCACACCAACGGCTTTACAATTCATGCGTACCAATGGTGTTTGATTTTCCCCTACCTTATCCGAACGATAAGAAGTGATAGTGAAATCGTAGCTACCTTCTGGTAGTGTTACTGATTCAGGTATCTCACCTGGGGTCATGTTTAAAAAGTCTAAAACATCTGACATCATTTACCTCCTGTGTCTTTGTTCAATTTGCTTTGAGCATTCTTTTGAATAGAATCAAATAGCTTAGCTAAATCACATTCGGTGTTAGCTTCAACACGACTAGGTGCTGTCACTTTCAAATCCATCTTGTGATCTGATACTGTTCTAAGGGTTCGCTCCGTGCCCTTACTTGAAGACCGTGTGTCGATCCTACATACACAGTTAAAGTATCTTCCTATTTTGGTGGATAGTTTAGATCCTACACTCGTTGGGTATGCTTTGGATACACCTAAGTCTCCTTCCATGTACTGCATATGCGTAGTTACTACTACGTTACACGGTACTTCAGAACCTGTTATATATTGTATGATATGTTGTACATCCCTTGCGGCTGTACCCCATTCTGGTTGACTAGGTTGGTCGGTTGGTTTCTTATTATTAAAAACCAGGGCACCACGTAATGCTGCCTCGCCCATCAAAGTCAAGCTGTCTATAACAAGCACATCTTTATTAGTCCAGTTCTTAACTGAACCAAAGTCTTCGTCGCCATCCTTCCAGTTAGTAATCATTTGTACACCCTTACGGAAAGCTGTTGCTTGTCCTAAAGAATCTTTACAAGTAACAAAGGATACATTCTTAACTGCATCTTTATTTAAAAACTCTGGAAGAATAGATAGACCGTCATCAAAATCTAGGATACGTAAATTGTATCCAGCATTTGCAAGCGAGGCTAGTGCTGTGGTTTTACCCGAACCACTATCCCCTACCAACATAAGCTTTGTATACTCTGCTGACTTGTGTGTTTTAATGTTTGCCATTTTTATCTCCTGTGAAGTTAACATACTAACATGAATTGCTTTCCGTGTCAATACTTATTTTATTCTTTCATCAATAATTTTACCAATTACAAATACCATAAGTGTAATGAGTAATAAATCTGCTAGGATTAATCCCAACAAAATGTTGACGATCATGATACCCACCTTAAATACCAACCAACTAAGTCTATTATACTTAATATTATTATTATATTTAATAGAGTAGTGGTATCCGAATACCATTTATCTCTTTGATATTTATTCTTTTTATTATACTGCTTCTGCATAAGCCTCCACTAAATCTGGATGAGGTTGTTTATCGAAATCATTATCCAGGAAAAGATTACGACGATCAGGTGAAGCTGAACAAACTTCTTTAAATCGACAGCCACCATAGTTGTTACAAGCAGTGAAATCTGCTGGGTAATATTGTTTATTAAAATAATTTGTTGATGTATCTAATGTATGCATTGCATCTTTATACCATTCCATTATTAAATCTGTTGGTACATTGTATACACTACGATCAAACCTAGTGAAGTGAACACCTGTTTGTACAGCATCAATAATAAATCCTGCTACGTCCAGACCTAGTACTTCCCTGGCAGCCCATAGATAACTGAACACTTGATTGTTCGGCATGAAGTTACCAAAGTAATTAGAGTTAAGTGTTGTCTTCGTTGTCTTAACATCACATAGATATAACTTACCTTCTAGTTGTACCACCTTATCAATACGACCAGAGAATCTGTACTCTCCATTACCAAAGGGTACTTCAAACCTTTGCTCGAGGCAAGGCTCACCATCTGGCATGGTAGCTATTTCAAATAGGTCTTCCCAAAATTCTTCTGCTCTCCAGGTAACAGCTCGTAAAGCTGCAGTCAACCCCCGTGCCTTATCTTCTGATAAGTTTAAAGCCTCACCAAATTCCAGGAGCACATGCTTTATAGCTGCTACCACAGCTTCATCCTTTGTTGCCCCCTTGAATTTCTGAATGTCAAGGACTTCAAGTCCTTCGTGTACAGCAGAACCAAAGCCTGTTGCCATGCCGTATGCTTTAGACTTATACCCTTGTAGGTTAGTCCAGTTGTACATACGGGGGCATGACAGGAATGATGATAGACTTGATGTATCCCATATCTTTTGAATAGGGTTACCGTCTTGTAGTATAAACTTCTTTAGTCTATCTGGTTGTTCCATTATGCCTCCTTAACTAGCATGTCCAATACATTTGTTTCGTATTGTTTAGGTTTAGTTCTTGATGATTTACTGGTGATACGTTTACCTGCCTTCTCTGTTGCTCGGATATTTTCCCGGGTAGCACGTAAGTAAGTAACAATAGTTTGTATATCTTCCTCACTCTCTGCTAATTCCAATGGGTCTTTATCCAACAAGTCGACAGGTATAACTAACTCATCTTCTTGCTTTACTTCATCAGTCATTACTCTCTCCTAACTTTGTAAAGTGTGGTTCGTTTTGACCAGGTACTACGTTGATGGCACGTAACTCTGCATCTGGAATAGTAACTAATCCTTGTAACACATATGGTATTGGGTATCTACATACATACTTACGTAGTTCCTTGCTCCATTCTATTTTACATTTCTTAAATATTTCTTCAGCATGTTCTTTAGAGTCAGCCTCAACTAACCAATGCTGTGTATTCATATGTGATGTTGTAATATCGTATTGCATATCTCTCCTTATTTTATTATTAATAGTATCACAGATAGAAAAAATGTCAAGCTAAAAGTTTAACAAAATTCCTACTGCAAATATAAACATGGCTATTGAATTGACTGTCATCAATGCTCGGTCATGCCACATGTAACCGACGATAAACCAACCAGTTACTCCACCTAAATGGAAGAACAAATTGAGTGGGCTTATCTCTACTGCTGTTAACACCATGCCTATGATGATGATAATAGAAGCAGTCCATTTAACATACCAGGATTTGCCATGACCCGGTGTTATCTTCTTAAAAGTTTGGTTCATATTCGTGCCCCCTTTCATGTAGTTCCTTATAGTATTCATACAACTTTTTAAATTCGTGGTATGCTCTCCACCTATCTTCAAACTCTGCATTGTACATTTCATCTTCCCAATGTTTCATTCGTGTAGGTACATGGATTATTCTTTTATCCATACTCTCTCCTAATGTAATGTTGGTTTAATTAGAGACCCATTCTCTAACCAATCTACCTCGTCAAGTTCATTGTCTTTTGTGAACGCCTCAACCAATGGACCTTTCTCCAGGATTGTAGCAACAGCGCTGCTAAACATATGCAAGGTACTCATTGTTCCTGTTCGCATAAGTAACATACGCAAACCTAACTCTAACATAGCACTGTTAATAATATCCACAGGATATTTCTTGGACAGTTCTGTGATAGGCTCACGCATTTCTTCTATACATTTAGTAAACATATCTTCTAGTTTATCTTTCTTCATAGTTGCTTTCCTTCATCTGTCTTTAATATTAAAGGTTGTTGTTCTAATGATGATGTAATAACTACATCACCACCCTTCTCTATAATCTTAAGATGATTATATTTATTCTCATCTACTGATTCATTATCTTTCATTTGTATTTTAAATGACTTAATAAATCTATGCATACGCATACGCAAAGCAAAGGTGTTGTCGCTTGGTATCTCTACTCTAGGTTCATCTGATTCAGATGTATCTAGATACTCAACTGCCCTATCTAATGCGTCTGAAATATCTGTCGACTGCAATAGGTTCTGCGTCTTCGGATTCCATGCCATTGGTAGCCTCCTCTTGTTGTAGTTCATAGTCGTCTTGGTCTAAAGTCAAATCATCTATGTTTACTTTCGATTGACCAGTTGGTATCTGTACTGAGTAGCCATCCATTACAAAGTCTCCTTCATCCAGGATGTCTTCATCTCTTGGCGTTGCTTCCCGCAAACCTACACCCTTACTCCATTTACTTTTCTTTTTCTTTTTCATAATCTTTTTTCCTTACAAATATATAAACTGTGAAACATAGAAAACCGAACGTTACTATGTTGGGGGCAAAGAAGAAACTCAAAGCTCCCATAATATAAAATCCATACACACATATGTATGTTACCAATCCACCGAGTGTTGCCATTCTTGGTATCCTTTCTCCTCAATAATATTTCTTAGTGATAGCTGTGAATCTGCCACAGCACCACGATTACAGTTAACAAACATCAACGCATTAGTGATGTCGCCTTCTTCATTAATAATATCTGCGATGTGTGGTGTGTAGTTCGCATTGGTTTCCATTTGATTAATACATTCCACTGCTCGTACATCACACTCATACAGATGTCCTTTGATTGACTTACCTTCTGCTTGTCCATAGTCAAAGAACACAATAGGAAATGCGTCAGCATAATCCCTCATCTGAAACACCGAGTGTATGGTATAGTATTCTCCCATAAACTTGGATCGCTTTGTTAGTTCCTCAAGTCTGCCCCCTTTCTTTAGTGTACCATAAGTAAACAACCTTGTATTATATGGTGTCGATTGTAGTCCTTTTGCCATTTTCGTACTGCTCAATTCTTCCTCCTTCAAGATGTTGTATTTCTGTTATACAATTAGTAGGGATAACTGCACCCCCACCACCTGTCTTACTCTCCTCATCATAAGATGAGATAGTCACAATCTTACCACCGAAGTCTGTAAGTATCCACCCCACAGTTTCGACAGGTCTTAATTGTTGTTGCCTTAATTCAGACAACTCTTGCCATGTGTTATCATCTGACATTGCATCAAGCCATTTGATTTTCACTAAGTCCATTGTGTTTAGCATAATTATTTCTCCTTGTCAATGGTTTTCTTTTTCATTATCTCTAAGACCTTTGTCTTAAAGTCTACTACATTACCAGGAAACTCTGGTGATGAGTCAGGGAACTTGGGCTCCACTATGTAAGAGCCATTCTCTTTCCATGTCCTACTTGTCTGCTCTCCTTCGTTGTCAAGCACTCGTTCCCAGGCATCGTCCTTGCTGGTCGCCTCTACTTCGTAGGTACACTCAAGTGTTTCCCAAGTTGTTACATTATACTTCATAGTCATTCCTTTCTTCTCGTCTTTGTCTTTCTAATTCTAACTCAAAAGTTTCCCAGGTATCATCTGCGTTACCTGCAGCTTGCGGCAGCTCGGCTGCAATCCTGGATGCTCGTCTTCTTGAGGCTTCTAGTCTGCGTCTAGCCTTATCTCTTTTCGCAATGAAGTTAGGGTCAATACTAAACAGCACTCGTCTGCCTACCTTAC